CGTTGAAAAGACTTTGTTGTTTACAGGAGATATTGGAAATTCCAAAGTTCATAATTATTACGTTAACAAGTTTACTCCTGTTGATCATGCAGATTTAGTCATTGGAGAATCAACTTATGGAGATCGCCCCGATTTAAAAACTGGACAAAAAGAAAGAAATAATGATATCGAAAAATTATTTTCTATTATTATACAACAGGTATGCGAAATGCGTGGACAGGTAATTATACCAACTTTCGCAAATCACAGACTTCAATTTCTCACAACGATGATTTATCAGGTCATGAAAGATTATGATTTCCCTTATAAAGTATATATTGATACACCGTTAGGAATTGATATTTTCAACGAATATCGTAAAATCTTATCTGGCGATGAATTAAAATTGTTTGATGAAGTCCTAAATTGGGACAACTTGGTATTTGTGCGTGATGCAGAATCTAGTAAAGCATTAGTACATAGTAATGAACCATGCGTGATATTATCTACGTCTGGAATGTGTAATAATGGTAGAATTAGACATCATTTAAAGAAAGCAGTTCCAAATCCTAATGCCACTGTTTTATTTGTAGGATTCAGTACACCAGGAAGTTTGGCTGCATTACTTAAAGACAAAAATGTTAAATCTATCTCTATAGATAATAAGCAATATACTTGCAGATGTGCAAGTTTCTCACTCAAATCTCTTAGTGGACATGCTCCATTCTATCAGCTTCTTGACTACTACTCTTCTATTAACACAAATCGAATTGTATTACATCATGGATCAGAAAAAGCAAAGTTAACATT